CTGTACTATAGAACTTAACAGTTACTGTAGTAGTAGGAGGTGGGGTTGTAATTGTAGCATTACCAAGAGCTCTATATAGTGAGTCAACTTTCCAACTGCCAGACGTTACATTTATGAATATACTTCCGGTAGAATTAGCGCTAAAAGATACAGCATCTGTATTACCAATGTCCATTGTGGTTGATTCATTGAACGAGGAAAATACCGAGTTCCATACCGCAGTAAATGTACCTGCTCTGGTGCTAGTTCCACTTCCACTTGTACTTACTACGTAATCAACCATAGCACCTTTAAATTCGCTTAGGTTATATAATAAAGAAGAACCTGAAGTATAGGTGGCAGATGATGCACTAACTTTAGCAGTATGGTTTACAAGTATAGAGGCTGTAATTGCATAAGAAGCAGATGTAACTGTGCCTGTTACGGATGAAGCTGTAGCAGCAAATGAAGCACTTACTGCATTTAGTACATAAGAAGCAGTTGTTGCATTTTGTGCTTGTGAAGCAGAGATTGCAAATGAAGCAGACACTGCATTAAGTACGTAGGATGCAGTTGTTGCATTTTGTGCTTGAGATGCACTAGTTGCAAACGAGGCACTAACTGCATTTAATACATAAGATGCTGTTGTTGCAAATGAAGCACTAGTTGCATTGTTTGCAAATGAAGCTGTACCTTGTAGTGAGCCTGTAAATTGACCATTAAATGTTCCATTAAACGATCCGGTATTACTTAAGAATTGATCTATTCTATTTGCTGTTAATATAACAGATGGGATACCAGGGTGTAGACTTGATGATGCCTCAGCTAACAATCTCATGTCTATATCAGCTGAGCTCCATATAATTTGATAGTAGTCATTAGCTGCTGATTGTACAAACCAGTTCCAAGCTGCTACTAACCTGTTATTATTTTTAGGTAAAGTTAAGGATGTTGCGGTATCGATAAGATCAGTACCATTTTTTCTAATCCAAATATCGATATTATCTTCCCCACCATCTGTTTTATCTATCTGAGCAGAGAATTGTATATTGTATACACCCGCAGTTTCTGTTTTAATGTAAGTGTTGAAAGGACTTGTTGAGCCGGATAGTGAAACTCCATTTGTAATAGCAGTTTCATTAAACGACATTGAGTTAGCTGCATTAGCTACAGGATTTGGTTGTGTAGTTGTGTCGTAAAAACTACCATATGATCCTGTTGAGGTATTAAAATTGCCGGAACCTGTTCCGGTTGAAGAAATAGTAACTTGACCTTTACCACTTATTGGTGATAATATAATATTTGGCCCCGCTAATAATTGTGTTACACCACCATTTGAGGCATAAGAAGCGGTTTCAGCAAAAGTAGCATATGAAGCACTTATAACACTATTTGATCCAAATGGACCAAATACATTTGATCCGGTTACAAATGAAGATGTGATTGAATTTTGAGCCCAACTAGCGGTTCCAAAAAGTGATCCAGTTATTGAAGGTACTATTAGTGATCCTGTTATTTCAACTGTAGAATCATGAGCGTATATTAAGTTTGATCTATTATTATTGTCAGTTCCATTACCTACAATAAAAGCTGCAGGTACAGAGGAGGTAGCGTTAAATTGGCCCTGTACGTGTTGATAATTGGCTAATGCTATTGTTTGATAACCTTCGGCATGTGAATATGAGCCTGATGCTATTGTTTCTTGACCTTCAGCATGTGAATAATTTCCTTTTGCTTGGGTATAATCTCCTTCAGCATGCGAGTAGTCTCCTGTTGCTTGAGTAATACTTCCTTCAGCATGTGAGTATTCTCCTGTCGCTATATTTCCCTCTAATCCTTGAATAAGAGAGCCTGTTATTATAACTAGTTGATTTAACGGATTAATATATGATGCAGTTGAAGCAAATGATGAGCTTACTGCGTTTAGTACATAGGAAGCAGTAGTTGCATTTCGAGCCCAACTAGCGGTTCCGTGTAGCGAACCTGTGATTCCATTGGTTACTGTAAGAGCGTTTAAAAAAGCATCGGAGCCCGATACTATAACTTTTTTCCAACTAGGCATTTATATCTGTTTATTACGGTTGGTTACAACAAATGTGTGCTGTCCACTTCCCTTACGGGCCTATAATATAGTCATAAATATTGGATACTCTGCCTCTAGTTATAATTTGTTATTTTTGTATTTCAAATCTACTAGCTGTTTTTGTAGCTTGAGAGTTAGATTGTATACGGTTTCAACGTATTCTCCTCTAAACAAACCATTTTTAATGGTTAATAGTAACAGTTCAAGTTCCTTGTCTGTTAATTCAATACTAGTAGAATCGTTTGTGGGGGAAGGAGTGGGGGTTTCCACTTCAATTTTGGAGCCCCCTACTATAATGTTTGCTGCTGAAAATGACATAAACCAATTTTTTAATGTATTAAGAGTAGATCCAAATACCTTCATCTGAACCTATAAAAATATTACCTTTTACTTGATATCTAGCTGCTACTACTGTTGGGTCTGTACCTGCTCCTTCTAAAGTTAAAGCCATGTAAGCATCGGGAACAAATGCGTTTTGAGAAGCATCAAATGAGCTGCTTACTCCCCAACGTGTAGCACCAGAATCGAATCCAAATACTTCAGCGTTTAAAGCATTGGTTTGTTGTATTGCAATACCACCGTCTCCTGCTGCATTTGAGCCAGAAGCTAAACGGATAAATCTATCTGCTATATCAAGATCTTCAGTGTGTTGGAAAGAAGCAGTACCAAATACTGTTAAATTTCTACTAACTACTAAATCTTGACCAATTGTTACATCATTTGGTAAACCAATTGTTAAAGTAGTACCCGCAGCAGAAGTTTCAATTTCGTTTGCAGTTCCCCCAATTGTAAGATCTTGAGTTATTAGATCAATTGTAATCCCTGATCCGTTAGAACCAGATATGTTTAGGTTAGTAGCTAGTCCTGTTAAACCTGAACCATCACCTTTGAATGAACCAGTAAATGAACCAGTTAAAGAAGAGCTAGCACCTGTTAGTTGGATTGAAGTAGCACCCGATACTAATGTACCATTGTCTGTTAAGGAAGAGTTAACAAACGCATTGCCATTCCATTTTGTTACAGCATTATTATTTAAAGCTGAAGCTCCAGAAACAGCAACAGTAGCAGTTCCGGAACCATCGTAAGTAAATGGAACGATACCTGAACCTTGTGTTAAGTCTGGTAGGTTTGTGGTACCAACAAATGAACCACTAAATGAACCCGTTAATACCGAACCAGTACCTGTGGAAATAATAGAGTTAGATCCAATATTTAAATTTCCCCCACTAAAAGTAAGACCACTATTTTGGAGAGCACCACCCACTCCTGCCATTACCAAATTTCCGTTTGTTAAAACAGAGGATGTGATTTGGGCTAGATGTGCGTTCGAGCCACTAACAATTATTTTCTTCCAGGTTGCCATTATATATTATAAAAGTATATTTTGTTATAAATATGATTATCTTTACATTCCTACATAAAACTCATTGCTCGCATACACAATCCCTCCCTCAACAGGAGAGGGTAAAGAAGCAAATTCTAGTAATTGAAATCGACCTGCACTGTCCACTTTAATACCGGTATTTGTGCTCGTATTTCGTATTAGCATTAAATCATCAATACTTCCTGTGTGATATACTTCTAGGCGAGTAGTTCCACTAGTAGTACCGCCAATAGCTAAATTTAAACCATCGAATTGTAAATTAGGTTCACCTTGTATAATATTAGGATAACCTGTAGCAGTAATTATGTAATTATTAACATTTTCTAATATATTAATACCACTACCCGAGCCTCCCCCACTACTAATGTCTATAGCATATGCTCCTACATTTAACGAATCTATAAATCTAATATCTGACATCTTATGATCTTAATTCTGATCCTGGATCGGGTGATTGTGTTTCTCTTCCTGGTGTTACTTCTCCAACACTGTTAATTCTACCATCGGTATCTCTATCTTTTCTAGTTCTACCGTCACTTAGTTTTTTGATGTTTGGATCAAATATATCGGAGTTGGTTACTGTTTCTACTTGTATAATAATTTTGGATTTAGAGTTTATCTTCTTGATAGAATTCAAATCTTTTTGTAATGTATCTGGTATAATGTAACCGCGTAATCGAATAGTAAATGTTCCTTTTACTAGTCTATCTTGTCCTGCTGTTAATTCGGTAGCAGTAGTAAATTGATCTATAAATGCTCTAAATTTAAAGCGTTCAGGGTCACCCCAATATGCATCAGAAGCATATTCAATGGCTTCAATTATTTTATTTAATTGTTCCATATAATATGTTTGCACAATACAGCTGTATTCTAAAGTAACGTAATCAGGAACAGTTACTGCATGAAATGTTTTAACTGGGATTCTATTGTTTAGAGCTGCAAAGTTGCTATAGAAGTTTTTGGGATTAAATGCTTTCTGGAATGTAGCGTATAAATTTGGTTGGTTAGAATCCAATTTATTTGTTACAGTTCTATCTTTAGATATTGTATCTCGTTTTACTGCTATTAGCGGAAGCATTATTGCCCCGTTTTTATCTCTATAGTATCCATCCTTTTGGAATGATTTCCAACTTTCTGGTGAACCATATATAACAGGTACTTCGTATCTTTCACCGTTTTGGTATACAAAAGGTCGTATTACATTTTTAAAATAATAGAATACTGCCTCATCTAAATCCTGTATACCAATGGTAAATGGCTTGGTTGTATCGTCTTTAAAACTTAATTTAGTAGAACGATTAAACTCTATACCAGTTTCATTCTCGTTTGGATTTAATTTAGCATTAGGATTACCTCTAACCGGATCAGTTGCTTTTTGGAGATTTTCGCTAATCTCTCGTTGTGATTTGGGTACAGGTTTTCTTGGTCGAGCCATTACATACGTTCTTTATATGGAGAAATTGCAACTTTATCTGCTGGAATGTAATAAGTATCACATATTATCGATATGTTTGAACCAAAGTTTTCTAATCCTGGATTTAATGGGTTTTCATTATTTGGATAATCTGGATTTTTGCCCACAAAATATTGGTTAATAACTGTAGATTGTACACCATAGTATGCATCTTGATATAGTATAATATCCCCTACTTCAGGTACCACATTAGCATCTACTAGATCATCTCTAAAGAAAGAGAATGTAATACCTACTTGATAATTTACACCCAATTCACTTACTGGGTATGTTTGATCTGCTCTATTTATCAAACAGTTAAATAGAAACGGACCATCATAATATTTTACTCCTGCGGCCTCACCATATAAATTTACTTTGGTTTCTTGCAATTTATATTTGTAGAAAGAAGCTTGTTGAGTAATTATATTACCTAACAATTCACGATTCAACTTTCTAATTAAGCTTACGTCTCGTAAGCCCCCAAACATTGCACACATATTATCCTACGTAAATTGTAAATGGAACTTCAGCTAATTCATTTTTTCGAGCTACAGCTTCTGCTGCTCTTCGTTCTAAAGCAGCTTGACGAGAAGTTTGATCAAAATATTCTCGTAATTTTTCAATCAACCTTAATTTATCGGTTGATGCTTGTGTTAACAAATCTTGTTGGTTTAATGTTACCTCAGAATTTGGTATAGGTATATTGGTATATTTTCCTCTAACTAAACCTAATATTTCTTTAGCAAGAGCTAAAGTATATTCAAATATCCACTGACGACCTACACTGTTGATTAAAGCATAAGTGGGGTTTGAGTAAGGAATATTAGATACATTGTTAGCTGATTCTGTGTTAGGAGTAGTAACCGAATCACTTATTCGTTCATTATCCTTAATATACTCAAAATGCATTTTTGCTTCTGAATTATTAGGGATAGGGAATATTCGTAATACATTATTTTTCATTTCAAAACTATAGTTAGATCTACGAACCATGTCGTTTAACTCAATAGCTTGCAATGTTTGGAGATCATAGTTTAGAGGCATCATTAAAAAGTTGATGGCAGGAGAAAATGATCCAAATCCAAAACTATCAAATAATGCTTGATATCCATATCCTGTACCTGCATATGGATCAAAATATCTTACTACTGCAGGTGGGGCCTCATAAAATACGCGTTTAATTTCAATACTACCAGTTATGCCTTCATCTTCTGCCCATTGTTTTAGATCATAATCTTGTACAGAAGCACTCAAAGGTATAGATCCTTTATAATAAGTTATATTACCACCTGTACCAGCTTCAGATCCGTATTGCTGAGATAAACGAATTATAGAACTAAAGTTAGGGGTAACTATAGAATTATTTAAAGGAGTAGCAGTACTTACACCAATTAGATCTAATTGATTATCTCTAATCTGGTATGCATATAGTTCATTTCCGTATGTAGTAATTGCTTCTTCGAATGCAGCATAAAAGCTAATATCTTGCAATTCAACATCTACTAAAGGATAGCCTAATCGTCTAGCACAAAAATTTGCTACTTTGTCTGCATCTCTTTGGAAATCCACATCATAGTCATAAAACCCAAATGGGGTTTCACCTGGGGAAAAAGTACTAGTACCTGACCATATAGGAATATTCATAGTATTTTAATTAAGAAGTTGCTACATAGAACTCTACTTTAGCAGTATTAGTGCTTCCAGATGGTCTTAAGTTTATAGAAGAAATATAATCGTATGAAAAACCTACCAAACTTCCTGTTACCTGTGAACTTGGAAGATAGAAAGACTGCTGTGGTTCCATTCTAAAGTTAAATGCTTGTGTAGAGGAAGATACCTCTATATTAACTGGAATACTAGTAGAATGGTTTGTTACACGAGCATATTTTAGCTTATCTTCTTTAAAAGTACCTGATGTTACCTCGGTGTTAAATTCAAATATGGTAGTTTTAACACCAGCAGGAAGAAGCATAGTTCTATGATCTAGATAGTTTATATCTGATACATCAATAGATTGAAGGGTGCTTCTATCATCCCCATCTAAGCTAAGTTGTTCGTTTATAAAAAGTTTTAAAGTTGCCATCTTTTTATTATAAATATTGAAAAAATGTTAGTCCCTAAAAAGCTTGTATACCTCTAATATAGGTGCAACTATTTCATGTCTGTGGTTTGTTTCTAGAGAAATTGTTTTAAATCCTTCAACATTTTCTTCCAATCTGTATAAAAAAGTAAAGCCAGATTCCTTTTTATTTTTTAGATCTATTTGGGCAATGTCGCCACATATTACCATTTTGGAATTTTTTCCTAAACGACCAATAACGGTTTCCATTTGGGAATGTGTTACGTTTTGGGCTTCATCTACAATTACAAACGAGTCTACAAATGTTCTACCCCGCATAAAAGCAAATGGTACAATTTCAATATCTCCATTTTCTATATGTTTATCTACTTTTTCTTTAGAATATAACATATAAAGATTGTGATATATTGGGGCCAACCAAGGATCCATTTTTTCACGTATATCACCCGGTAAAAACCCGATTTCTTCCTTGGATACAGTGGGCCGTGATATGACTATTTTTTCAACTTGTTTATTGAAAAACATGTCAAGAGCACATTGAACTGCTACTAGTGTTTTACCAGAGCCTGCCATACCTTTTATTACGGTAATGGGATTATCTAATATGAGTGATTTGGCTTGTTTTTGTTCGGCGTTTAAAACTACATTAAACTTAATTGGATTCTTTGGTTTACGCTTTTGGACGAACACGTCGTCCGAATGATGATTTGATGTCATATAGATAACTTTAAAATTCTGTTATAAATATAACAATAAAAAAGCCCAATCCAAAGGATTGGGCTTAATTTACTTTAAATTGTTAATTAAAGGGTGTTCAATCCGTTAATTTCAATTTTGCCATAGAATTCAGGACGTACCATCTTCTTAGCGTAACGAGTCAATAGACCTTTTCTTGGAGTAAAGGTATCTGGATCGTACACAAGTGGAGTCATGATCAATGGAATATAAGGAGAGAATACAGCACCAGTCTCAAGGAACTGAGCACCTCTAAATCCTAACAAGATTTGGTTTTCAAGCATGTAAGGGTTTTTGTAAACCTTAATCTTACCACCGCCTAAAGCACCAATTTTCTGTACTCCGAATGCGTAAGTTGACTTTTCAACATCACCATCAACATCACCTGCAAATCCAGGGATAGATTCGATGATTGTAGAAACAGCTGGAGACAATACCATGAAGTTTGCACCACCACGAAGAGTTTTCTGGTGAATAATGTTGCTTAACTTCTGGATTTTAGTTCCAAGAGTTTGGAACCACTGACCTTGGCTGTTATAGAAGCCTAAGTTAGAGA